GGAGCCCATTCCGTTTATTGGGGAATGTGTAAATCCTACGTCCCCTACAAAATAGAACTCCTTATAAGGGGAGTAAGTCCATCCGTAATCATCCATAGTGGCAAACAATATCTTATCAAGCATATCCACTATTTCTGGGTTCTTATTGGTATAAGACCATATTCTATCTTCGTGATTGCCTAGAGTAACATGCCTAGGCACATCATATCCACCCAAACCTTTGTGAAAAGCCCTTATTGCCTCTTGAAAACTCTGCATATCGTCTCTGAATGACGGCTTGCTTTTTCCTTTTACAGTGTCGTTCTTATCAAAGCTGTTTAATGAGTCACAAGTAGCAAAATCACCTATCTGTATTATCTGATCTACCTGTTTTGTTTTTGCGTAGTTGCCCATCGCAAAAAATCTGTTTTTATCTGACAAAGACGGCCCATCGTGACAGTCGCCTATAGCTAAAACCCTTTTTGTCTCATCCGGCTTTGACTTTCTTTGTTGTATTCTAAACTTAGGCTGTAAAATAATGGTGGGCTGCTCTACAACTTTAGCCGCTGCGGCTGTTTGCTCATTCACAATTCCCATCTCCCTAGCTCTTCTTAAGCGTGAGGTGAATGTTGAATAGTTGACCTTGGCTTGTTCAGCAGCCTTTTTTAGATTTTTACCGTTTTCCATGAAAAAACGAGCTGTTTCTTCATATATTTTTTTAGACAATGTCAAAATACGATCCCCTTAAAAAGTTATCGGTAACTTTTTATTTGCAAGATTGTACCAGCTAAGTGTCTATTTCGTAAGCCCTTTCACTTTTTACCAAAAAACTTAGTGGCTGCGCGTGTGCCAAAGCTGGCAGCTACTATTGTTCCTAATGTGTATTGGTAGTAGGTGGGCATGGTCTCAAGAGCCATAAAACCATCTGCCACTATTTGCCTACCCCAATCACCACAGAATGATAATATTAGAGGGATTGAGAAAATTATAGTAAGCCATTCGTCTTTCCAGCTATGGGCAGACGCATCAGCCATCTTTAGATCCCAGTCGATCTCTCCTGTTGCCTTTTTCTGCATGACCACAGCCTCAGCCTGAGCCTGAGCTACCTTAGATGCAGTTTCTGCTTTCTTTGTTTCAACCTTGCCTTCAAGCCAAGTACCCACAAGAGACCCTATTGGGCCTATAAGAGCCTGTATCATTACGATTCCCTTACATACATAAATCTTCATACCTTGTGGTGTGTCGCCTGTGTTCTGACATATCACCACTTTTACAACTTAAAAATCTAATCAACCACTTAATCATTTTTTACTCATCCATGCTGTCGTACCCATGTATGCGCCGACAATGCCCGCTCCACTAAGGAATATAAGGTCGGTGACTGCACCTAGACCCTCAAGTTTTTCCGCAGAACACCACGGTGATGCTAGAAACACAGCGTAAAATCCCATAAAAATCAAGGTGTACCTTGCCATTCGCAACTGGGCTAGATTTTTTCTTAGCTCAGTTTCCGTCTTTTTTATCTCTTTAACGTGAGAAAGCTCCTCGTCTGTTACGATACCATTTCCATCTTCATCATATTCAGCATACGCAGAATTTGTTTGTAATTTTTTCTGAGCCATAAAGTTACCTATAACTTTTATGATACAGAAACAGTAACAGTGCCTAGTGAAGTGGTTGCTGATACTGTTCCTGAGTGTATTTCGGTTTTGCCGACAATCTTTAGAAAGCCTCCATCAGCTATATATATGTCTCCTTGAGACAGAAGATTATTATTTCCGTCCGTTGGTATTTCCTGAAGGTTTAACTGAGGGTTTTGTGCCTGCCTTAAAAATATTTCTAAGGCCCGCACCAAATCGCTAATGTATTTTTCATCTATGTTTTTAGGGGCTGTTGGCAGCCTTGGAAACGGTGTTACATTTGTAGCCATTATCGCCTCCCGTCAGGCCGCACATCCACTCTAGGGCTTCCCAGCCTCCATCTAACACCTAGCGTGTTGCAGTCTATCTTAATAGAATAAGCCCTGCCCCTTAGCCTTACATCTGCCTTATTTGTGTATTGCTCAAAAGGAACGGTTGTGGATGTTGCTGTTCTGTCTATCTGACTAATCTCTGACTGCAAGAAGTTACCGCCGGGAAAGTTGTTTGCCTGCAACGTGACATTTACCTTTGGGTCAGCGTTTGTTGAGCCGTTAAAGGTAAGGTCAGGTATTACCCTAGTTATAAAAGAAAACTTGTCACCCTCTCCCATGTCCATAGGGCTTGACTCAATAGAAGACACCATTACAGAGCCATCGTCACTATATCCACTCTCATGGTTAAATAGATAATTACCTTCAGCGCCTATTGGGAAGTCCCTTATACCCTTGTCCAAAAATGCCGATCTACCAAGATTCCCATAGTACCAAGTGTTTTCAGCATAATTAAATATGACGTATCTATTGTTTTCACCTGTGCCACCATTGGCAGTGGAGTTCCCATCAGAACAATAAAACCATACGATCTCACTAAACTGAGAGTTTACGGCAGCGTACACTTTATCTGCCTGATCAAAGTCAAAATCAAAGAACACTCTTTCCTTGACAGAGCATGGAAGCTGTTTTGTCTGACCATCATAAACATAAAAGTTTTGCCTGCCCATCCAATATACAGAGTCTTCTACAGCTATCGCTGCGTTTGGCCCCATTATGGTGGTGTTAGACGCTATTGGCTGTATGCCAAAAGTAAATGGCGCTCCAATAAACTGCATGGAGTGAACAGAGCTATCAGTTATAATGATAATCTCTCTTTTGGTTTCTATCGCTTTTACAAACTTAGACCCGGAACCTATGCGAAGATCTCCGGCAGTGTTTGTTGATGTGGGATTCCAATCTAAAAATGACTCTTGATCGGAAAATCTTATAAGCAAAGGATCTTGATCCGTTCCACCCAAGGGATTAGCGCCAAAAGCTATAACGTGCCTATCAACATCTGACACCATTATTTGTTTAGCTATGATTGGACACTCGTTGGCACCTGCTATTGATGATATTTCTACAGCCCTTGTTGTAAGTCCGTTAGTCTTGTCCCAATGATATATAGAGCTGTCTCTAGGATTTATAAGCAGATCCTCTCCAAAGTTGTCCTGACTCCAAACCCGAAGAGATGTTACCACGCTGATTGTTGTGCCTGATCCCCAAGTGCCTCTACCCCAAGTTCCAGCCCCCCATCCGTTTCCGCCAACACCTGTGTTTAGTCCAGCGTTTATCTGATAAACTCCGTCAACAGCAGCGCCACCATTGCCGCTATCGCTTGCATTGGCTATTACGGTGGTGCCTCCTGTGTCTTTTGCTATAAAGGTATAGGTGTTTCCTGATGGCACGGATGCTATTTCATACTCTTGATTTATAACAGCCGCTGTTACCAGTCCGCCCAAACTAACAGCATCAGAAAAGGTAACAAAGTCACCCACCGATGCGCCGTGTCCGTTATCGGTTGCTGTAATTGTTGATGAGCCATCCGTTGCAGAAAATGTTACACCGTTTGTTGTAGTCTTTCTAATTGGTGTAATATCGTAAAAAGCCTGACCCTGCTCTATGTAGTATTTGGATTCTGTTCCCACACCCAATAAATCAGAACCGTCTAAAGCAACCCAGTTAAATAAGCCTCTGGCTGTACCTATATATGTATTTTGGGAATACTTCTCCCAACCGCCTATCACCTCTGGATAGCCCTGCCTGAATCTGACTAAATCACAGTCTACCCATCCACCTTCATTAGAGTAGGATGTGATATCCCTGTTTATACCGGGGGTAAATTGCAGTTTGCTTAAAGCCACAGATACTACCCTTATATTTCATCAGGCCAGTCGTTGATTTTAGCAATCGTTTTTAAACTGCCGTCCGAATCATACTCACCTTCAAACAACTTCATAAACGCCGCTAAGTCAGATGCACCATTCAAAGCAGTCTCTATCTCTCCGCATTTAGTGCGAACAGCATCTCTATATGTAGTAACTGAACTAGGTATGGCTGTAGATTTTTCAGACTTGCGAGTAACATACCAGTCATGCACTGCAAGTTTATCGTTTGCCGTGCGCTTTGTCTTTGCAACCCATGTAGATTTTAGTCCGGGTGTTACAATTTGATTGCCATCTGAATCTTTTACAGGATTACCGTCTGAGTCCACCTGATTGACATCTGTGAGGCTTCTTGGAATTAACGTGCCATCAGACTCTCGACCCCAATAAAAGCGATTATCAAACGGTGCTTCACTTGCTGGTGGGTCTTCCCAAGTAATACCAACTTCTTTCTTTTCGTCAGCAGTCAACCGCATCCATACTTTAGTGTACTGTTCACCATTTACGCCAACGAACCCTCGTCCTTCTGTGATCGTTTGTCCATTATATTTCCACGGCATAATTATCTCCTATCATCGAGCATTAGAAAATTTAAATGGCGCTTCGGCAATGGCCCAGTATATGTATGTTTGACCGCTTGCATTTGAATCACTCGCACTAGCTCGCACCTTAAATCCATTACTTAAAAAATCTACATTATAATTTGATGTCATCTCAGCATCTGCTGTGTCGGCTTGCAAAACCTCATTCACAACATTTTCTGGACTTCTTACACTGTCACGCATATTCCAACCTGATGTTGAAGAGGACTCTTTGGTAAAGACGAACGCTGGCCTGAATCCTGTAAAAACAAACGGACCATCTGTGGAACCGTTTGCGAGATATGAACCAAACTTGCTGTATCCCTCAATTCCTTTGAACGCGTAAAACACATATGAATCTGTGTTTGCGTTAACGAGTTCATGCGACCCAATAGTAAACACATCAGTCGTAAACGTGCCGTTGTTCCAAGCTGTACTTCCAACTCCTATTGACGCTGTGCTGTTTAAAAGTAGATAAGCATTAGTCGGCGTTGCTGACTGTTCTTTGTGATATACAGCCCAATCTCTTGCATTGTCTCTGCGCTTTACAATAACCATTTCTGGTATTGCACCAAGTCCGTGTCCTATTGTAGCCCCTGCTGTGGCATTTCCTGTATAGGTTCCCACTGCAAACCCAGCAGCAGTATTAGCTGATACGCTTGACGTTATACTGCCATCTGAATTGCTTGATGCGCTGCCTCCAGCCTTCCAATTCCAAGCAACATATGTATAATTATTTGTGTTTACATTAGCATCTGCACCAAGACTAAATCCGTCACTATCAAAAGATGTAAGTCTATCTGTATCAGTAAATTCTGCATTAGTATCATTTGGAAATAGTGCTTTGTTTGCCCCTCTAACAGAATCAAATACATTATGCCCCTGTGCATTACTCCTACTTTTTAGCCAACTCCAATCAGGCTGAAAACCAACACCCGTAATGCTTTGCGTTGAGCCGTTGCCAGTCCAAAGCACCGTGTTAAAATGATCATCAGCTTGACTGCTCTTTGTTGGACCGATTTCTGGAGTTGTAAGATTAGCGGCACAAAGAGAAACATACCCCGTAGGTGGTGCATACTCAAACGTACCAATACCTTCACCATCGCTTTGTGCGCTGGCTACGTTTTGACTATCTTGTCCAAAGTTTATAAATAAATTGTTTGTGCTTCCGTGTGCGCTAGCAATAACAAACACATCTTCAGTTGTACCTCCAGTTATTGTGCCTATCTCATTACTTCCAGCAGCTGGATCGCCAGTTGATCCAGCACCAGATTGATGACCTTGAGGCGCACCAAAATAAGTTCCGTTTCTGCTAAACCAAACTTTACCTGTTGCCCCATCAATCGCCATCCCCAGAATATCACCAGCAGAAAACTTAGAGATGCCAAAACCACCAAGACCAGAGCTTGACCCGTAATCATTTTCACTGCCATTTAACATGACAGACCGATTATACATAGTGATAGCATTTGATCCACCAACAGTGGTGCTTGATGGTCCACTTTCTAACCCAGATTTTGTGGCAAATCCAGCCATCCAATAATTTCCAGCTTGATCGGTACACTCAACTTCAATATAGATCTTTTTGTCCTTTGGGATAGTAAATGTTGATACTGCGCCGTATCCATTTGCGGTATTAACAAAACCACCACCAGATACTTTTAAGTTACCTTCTGACAAAGTGCCTTGTGCGCCAGAATGATATATTGAGTTCATCGTAGCAAAGTTATTAGTCGGGCTGTCTAACATGACATCGTGTGCAGCTATGCCTGATGATGTCCAGTGGTTATTATTTCCGCTTGTGTCTGCACCAACCGTGCTAGATGATGCAGTGCCAGTTCCTGTTTGCTTAAATTCAAGCAGCCAGCCATTATTTCCATAACTTCCTGAATATGCCTTTGGAATCCACACTCCATCTTTCGTTTCAGCAAATTCAGTTGGGGCAACAACAGCACCATCTATGTTGTAAAATTGTGCTAAATAACCATCATGGAATCTATCTGCGTTGTCACCAGATCTTGAATTTATTCCTGCATTCTCACCACTTACGTTCCAACCAGTGCTTGAGCTACCGTCAATTAAATTTCTTTCATCTGTTGCGAAACTTGTTTCTTCAACGCCATTTACATAAAGCCTGACTTTATGAGCATTGGTTGAATTAGCACGGTCAAATGAAACGTGAAAATTATACCAAGCACTAGGGTCACGAAAGACTCTGTTTGTTATCAATCTTGCCTGTGATCCTCCATCATTGTAATTGATGAAAAGATATATTTGACCGCTTAAAAATGTAAACGCTGTGTTTCCCGGCCCATTTACACCAAATACAGTGTCATAATCAGATGAGTCTTCAAGAGGTGAACTGCGCTTTAGCCAAAAATTTACAGTCCACTTTGAAATATCTGTCGGAGATCCTTGAGAGAAAGTTAAGCGTGAGCTGTTTGCTGAGGTAAGGCGCAAAGAATTGTCAACCGTTGTGCTAAAGAACGAACCTAACGCACCGCCAGAATCACCAGCGCCACCAAGTCCCGCACCTACACCTGATATTATAGACATTAGGTCAAAGCTCCTGATACCGATACAAGTATGCTGTTAGCACTGCTATCTCCAGCGGTGCAGTAGTATGTTAAGAAGTATACTCCAGCAGTGTTAAGAGAAGTTAAGGCTGCTGCATTTATAGCCACTGCTGAGTGTGCCGCTGAGACTGTAGCACCTGCTGAATTATCAAATAACACATTA